GTAGAAAAGACACGTTGTAATCTTGCCGCTGGGAATTCTATGGCATAGCCATTTCCTGTATCAACAAATGGGATGCCCCCCACAAAGGAAGCCCTATTAGCAGATAAAGCATAAACTCGCCAAACTGTTCCGCCCCGGTCTTCACCTAACTGCCATGTCCAGTATGTAGTAGCAGTGTTGTTGTTATATACGTGAACAAAAGTTTTAGAAGAGATGTCACCTTCAGCCCAGTAATTGTAGTAGAGCGTAGTAGTACCAGCAAAAGTAAGTGTAGTTTCTGAGGCAACGTACCCCCCACTGGTTATCGTCCCAGAAACCGTGCCGTCTGCTGTCCAATATGAAATATGGTATCTATCTCCGTTGATACGTATGTATACCTCTGACGTTGAAACAACAGACAACGATAAGATCGTCGGCGTACCTATCGTTCCACTAATAAGAAACTGCCCTGTTACTCGCGTGCCCGTAGGGTTTTGGCTTGCGTCTCCTGTAAAAGCAACGGCGTAGTTATACGAGGTACCGTCTGCAAAAGTATCTTCTGTTGGGTCAACGTAATTTAGACCCAACACAAGTTCGGAAGTGCTCCGCACATTTCTCGCGGTAGTAGGCCAATTGGTCTCCGCCATGTGTAACAACTCGCGTTGGTACCAACGACCACCACCCCCATCTTGGTCTCCGATGTAATAGTAATTTCTAAGGAAGTTGTTTCTATCAGTACTGGCTCGTGGGAAGCCAATTACAGTCCAAAATAAATAGTTTGCGGAGTCACTTGTACTAGCGTTTCTATCCCAGTAGTAGTTATCTGGGGTGTCTGTATTATTGAACCCGCCGCCCTTTTGCTGGTAGAACAACGACCCGTTATTGGTGGTTCCTCCATTTGTCCACGGAGAGTAGCCATAACCCTCCCCGTAAATATTCCAGTACTGGGGTTTTTGCCATATGTTAAGCTGTTGAGTTCTTATTCGGCTATTTGCTTTAACAATCCCGTTGTTTTGAATTGTGCCAGATAGCGTTGGATTTCCAGTAACTCCATTAGCACTAATTACTGTAAGAGAACCACTAAGCCCTGTACTTATACTGACTCCAGTAGCGAATATACTGCGTGGCGTAAACGTGCCATCACCGGCTGGGTTCCATGCCACCAAGCCAGCACTTGCGCCCATCATGTCTTTGGACACAGCTTTTTTGGCAGGGTAGGTTATAAATACGTCTTTAACGCCCGCAGAAAAGTTCACCAAGGTGGTGTTATTGTTTGACGTATCGAGTACTGTAGTGCGAACCAATGTGGTGGTACCTGTTAAGGTGCCAATACCAACTTCCCATTCATTGGTGCCCTGCCCTGCGATTGTGTAGTAGGTCGTATCGTTAATAGCCATCGCGGTGCTAAATGGCTGGAACCCAGTCACTGCACCGCCAAGCGTAATGTTGCCCGTACCCGTGGTGGTCGTGGTCTCTCTTACGCGGTCTTGTATTACGAGTGGCATACCTACCTCATGACGTATTTATAGACTGCCAAGGACTGGGGGGATCAGTGTCTACTTCAGCCCACCCCGGCGAAGTATCTGTATCTATTCCTTGCCATTCAACGCTTGCAGCGGTTTCAACTACCCCCCAGTTTGGAGAAGTGTTGCTACCCACATTTTGCCAGTTTGGTACTTGTCCGTCATTAATCAATTCCCATAAGAGCCGGGCAAACGGCGTGTCTAGCGCCCGTATCTGCTCCTGAACCGTAGCAACAAAATCCGCCCTAGAAGCTACAGCACTTAATAATCGAACAACTTCTTCCTGTGTTACTACAAAGTCAACATTAGCTGCTTCCAGAGCATTAACCGAAAGCAGTTCGTTGATAAATGCAATGAAGCTAGTCTGTGCAGATTGTGCGTCACTTGCCGCCAAGGATTCGAGTATTGCACCTACAGAATCCGCCTGAACAGACTGGGTATTGTCAAAATTAGCAGTTTCATCCTGTGCACCAAAGGCAGTCTGCGCACCGGATACTGTATCGTTAAACTGCGTATCCTCATCAATATTTACTGCAAAATCAACTTGCGCTACATCTGTCGAACTAGCATTTATTGCTTCGGCTATAGCTCTTAATATGTCGGCTGTAGCTGCTTCCGTAGAACTTGCATTTATTTGTTCGGCGGTTGTTGCTACCGCAGTAAGCAGAGGCACCACCGTGCTTGCCATTTCAATACGATCTTCACATATGCTAATAGCGACATTAGACGTAATGTTCAGATCGTATGCGTCAATCGCTTCTAGTATGTCTCCTGTTACAACCCCACCAACAGCGAACAAAGAAGTAGTGACGTGCACTTCTTCTGAAACGGCACGAACTATAAGCAGAACTCCAACGCTACTGTCAGTAGCGGCAATTGCCTCGCTTATTGATACCAACAAATTAACGATATCAGATACAGTACTGCTGAAATTAATTTCTTCTGATACAGCGGCTACTGCTGTTTGAAGTGCTGATACAACAGAATCAAACTGAACATCTTCGTCGATCTGCCCATCAAATACTGTTTGTACAGAAACTACGCTACTAAAATTTGCAGCGTCTGCAATATCGGCAAATACAAATCGCGCACCATTAGAAGCGTCTAAAAGCCCAACTGTATCGGCTAGTGCCGCTGGGAATATACCAACACAGGTTTCTGCAACGGAACAATTAACAGCTTCTGATACCGCGACAAAAAATATATTCCCGCCTACTACCGAGGAAAAAGGCGCTTGTGAAAAAGCTGTAGTGCCAAACAACATGCGCCTTCACCTTTTACGCAGTAGTCAGTTGCGCCTCTTCAAACCAACGAGATTGCACGACACCGTTGTCATCAGTCCACGAAACAAGATAGAAAAAATTACCGTCTTCGTCCATACGCAAAGCCTCAACTGGACCTTGCGGAACGGCAACCGCCAACTTCACGGTGTCGCCTTTTTTAAACGTAGTAGCCATAGTTACTCCCTAATTAAACAGCGTCAGCCGAGAAGGTGTAAGTGACGTTCAATGTATCGCCGTTAGCTACGATTTTGTCGCCGCCAGTGAAGTCACCTGCTGAAAACAGAATACCCGATGTACCGGACGCTACCGAAGCCAAGAACGCGCCTGCAACTGTCGTGGTGTTGTTGATATTAAACACCGAAGGGCTTGCCGAGTTATCGATCACCGATGGGTCTGCCAGTGTAGCGGTTCCAAACGTAACAGCTTTACGACTGCCGGTGTAGTTAGTATCTTCAGTCCAGCCAACGTGAGAAACCAACGTATCCCCAGCAGCAAACGTAGTACCCGAAGCCGGACCTGTAACTAGGCCAAGATACCAAGCAGCGGTATAGCCAGAGGCTTTGAAATACTTCGAGTTCAAATCTTGTAGACCCTCATTGACGACGAGGTTGTGGAACTCATCCCCCCACTTCTTCTTACCGTCTGGTCCAAAGCACTCGACCTTAAACACACCACCTAGTTTTACACGACCGTCGCTTGCCGTGAGTTTGCTCACGCCAGCTTGGACAGTCTCACCCATTGTCGATTTTGCGATAGGCATGATCACTCCTCAAGGAAAACGAATTAGCGCCGTCGTAGCCGTGTTAGCTGGCATAGTGACGGTGTTGTTGGCTGAAGTAAAAGTTTTGTCTGAACCGAAGTCCAGTACGGCTACAGTTTTATTACTACGAGTCACGTTATAGATCAAAGCACCGCGAGCCACAAAGTTAGCACCGGGCCACGACACATCAGCAAAGTCTACATACACCGTACCCGCGTTAGGGCCTGTAGTCTGGGTGCTGATTGTCACACCGGTCATTACTACGCCGCCAGCCGTGTAGCCTGTACCAGTTATTTCATTCGTTGTGGCGTACACAGTTGTCTCTGGTCCAATATCAGCAAACGCCGTATACAACGCCATCCGTAATGTATCGGTCGCCAAGTTCTGCCCCGCTTGGAGCATCTCTCGCTTGAAGCTGTTTGTCAGTCCTTGCTGAATCATGGGTTGACCTTAATCTTCGCCTGACCGTCGCGGTACGCATCACCACGCTCCAGACCTGTACCCAGACGATTGAGCTGCATCAGAGCATCCTGATACTTCTTCTCATAGTACGTCATCATGTCCTGCTCGCCTTTCATAAAGGTGTAAGCCTCTACCAACGAGCCGTACAACAGCACCGGCGAATAGTTATCACCAAGCCACGAAGTACCGTTAGGGTTTAACTCTTCATCAGCCATAGATACTGGATAGTAGTAATAGTGCAGCTCTACGTCGTAATTAGCATCGGGCGTAGGAGCCAAGATAAAACTAAGCTCGTTTGTAATGATGTTTGAAGCCACAGTCGGGCCAAACAACGCGTAATACTTAGGCAGTCCCTCGTCGGTCGGGTTTGGGTACGCCGCGCGTAAAAAGTTCACATCTTTATTCAGCAGGTACTCATAATTGCCAGCCCCGTCAATTACTGCCATCGAGAAGACCGACAAAAAGTCAGGAGGGCACGAGAGGTACTGGATGCCGTTACTAGTTACACCTGTGACGTTTTTACGAAGTGCAGGAATCTGCACGGTGTTGTACACACGGGTTTCTGTTTGCTCAACAAACGTAGGGATGTTCGCTACGAAATCGCTTTCGTAGTTCTGCGTATACGCCTGAATCTCAGCAACAAGCT